ACTGCTGCTTCATCAGGCGTATCTCGCGCAGGGCGGTGCCGCCGTTCGAGGCACTGACCATCGGCACACCGATGTCGCGGGGGTCAACACCGAAGGCGAGGAAGATGGGCGAGGTACTGAGCTCCAGTTCCTCCTTGCCTGCCTTCACCGCGTCATTGGTGGTCTCCTTGATATCGACCACCTCCACGTTATGATGCTCCTTGCCGTCTGGACCAATCCACATGAACTGGCGCATGGTCTTGCCCGTGTTCTCGCGCTGCTGCAGGAACTGCTCTACGTTCTGGTCGAGCTGGTCGATAAACTCCTGCTGCTTGTCCTTGTCGCCTGCTATGCCTTCATCCGAAAAGCACATCTGGAGATAGTCAAGTGAGATATAGATCACACGGCCCCAGGTGGTATTGTTCTCGCGCTGCTTCGCCTTGTCGTAGAGGATGGTGCTGGAGAAGTCGTAAGCCTTCGAGGTAAAAATGCTCCACCAGTCGGGCTGCTGATAGTAGTTCTTGTTACCGTAATACACGGGGCAGACGGCCCACGTCGGGCGGGCATTGATGCGGGTGCGCTGGTTCGACGATACGAGGTAGCGCATGTCGCTGACGCGGGCGGTGGCCTCGCAGACGGGGTACATCGTCACCTTGTCGTCGTTGGAGCCGATGGTGTGGTGCTCGCCGATGCCCTTCGCACGGAAGCGCTCGCCGAAATAGACGTGCTGGATATGGCGGTATTCACTGAGTGCTTCATATCGGATGCCGTCTGTGATTTTCAGTTGACCTATCTTCACGATGCGCGGGTCCCAGCGGCCACGGCGGCCTCGCTCGAAGCCGACGGTTGGGAAGAAGAGGTCATAGTACATGAAGTCGAGCATACACTGCGAGAGGTGCAGGTCGAGGTTGTTCTCCTCCAGGAACTGCTTTACGCCGGGTACGTGGCGCTCAATGCCGCTGTCGTCCCGCTCGTCGTAACCCTCCCACGAGCGCTCCCACTCATAGTAGGCCTGCTCCCAGTAGTCGGGGCCGATGCCCTGCAGCCGCTTCTTCGGACGATTCTCGGGGGCTATCTCGGTGATGGGCTTCAGCGGATCTTCACCGGGGGCGGCAGCGGGGTCGATAGCCATGTCGCCGCCGTACTCGTCCTGCTGCTCTCCCTTGCGGGCTTGTTCGTAGCGCAGTCGCAGGTTGAAGCCCGCGTGCTGGTACTCGCAGTAGGTGTCATCCTCGAAGTGGTACATCAGCCTTACGCCCAGTCCCGTGGCCAGGTCGGCCAGGTATCTTAAAGGCGCGGCTGTGTAGGGGCTTGCCTTTGCCAGCGAGTAGATGACGCCGGGCAGGTTGTCCTTCGGTCCCCACTTCACGTAGCCGCGACCGAGGGGTTTGCCGTCTGGTCCGCTTACGGTCATCGGCGTGGAGTCGGTGCTGTCAAACGACCATGCCACCTGCGACAGCGGACCGTTGCTCAGCGTGCCGCAGCTCATGCCGGAGGCCATCGACTGTGCCTCGCCCTTCGACGGGTCGCGGTCGCCAAGCGAGAGCGAACGCACCTTGCCGTTGAGCACGTCGAGGGCCACGAAGCCGCGCTCCCGCAGCGAGCGGTCGAGCTTCTGATATTCCGAGAAGGTCTTCGGACGGTGGATAATACTGCCCGCATTGCCTCTGTTGTTCTTATTCTTAGCCATAATGTGTTGGATTTTTGAGAGGAAGATAGGGGCAGGTGGGTGTGAAATCAAGGGCAGTACGTGACGCTTCGCTAAATGAGAAATGAGGAATGAGAAATGGCTATCGCCTACCCTACCCCGAAAATAAATTTGCCGAAATGCTTGCACGGTTCGGAAATTATGCTTATCTTTGCAGTGTCAAAAACCAAGAGGGGCATGAAGCAGCAGCCCCGGAAACAAGGCTGCTTGTTTTGTGCCCGTGCCATAGAGATATAACATCGGCGGCAACCGCGTGGGGTCATGGAAACATCCCCAAAGGCTTACCCTCTTGGTGCCTTGACAGCGCGTAGTGCCGCTATTTCTAATTGTCAAAACCAAGAGCGTATGCCGAAAAAAGGAGAACATAAATATACCTACGAAGAGCTGGTCAAGATGGCATCTGGCTATGACGATAAGGCAGAGTTTCGTAAAAGGGAACCGTCAGCCTACAATCAGGTGAGTAAACGAGGACTAATAAAAGAACTATGCGGGCACATGAAGGAGAAAGTAAATCATCACAATATAGATGGACTGGCTGCTGTCGCAAATGGCTACGATGACCTGACCTTGTTCAGGCGGGAACAGAAAAAAGTCTACGCCGCCATTCAACGCAGGGGAATGCTTGACGAGCTGTGCGGGCACATGAAACGGAATATGCACCCAGACTATACCGACAAGGAACTTATTGAGATAGCCAGTGGGTACGACGATCTGAAACTGTTCAGGAAGGAACAGAGATATCCTTATTTTGCTATCGTGCGCCGAGGCAAGCTGGAGGATTTTTGTGGTCACATGAAGCGGCATTTCCATACTGACTACACAGACGAAGAACTGAAGGACATCGCTTCGGAATACAATACAAGAGACGAGTTTCGTAGGGGAGATGCGGGCGCGTATCTTGCTGCCCACAGGCGAGGTATAATGGATGACATCTGCAGTCACATGGAAGACGTGAGGCGACCTAAAGGGTTCTACTCAAAAGGCTATTGCCACGTCATTGCTTTGGGCTACAAGACGAGAGGCGAGTTCCAGCATGGGAGCAGATACACTTACAACCGTGCTTTCAAAGAAGGCTGGCTTGATGACATTTGCAGTCACATGGAGGTCGAGAATAAATGGAATAAGCGAAAGGTGTATGTCTATACGTTCAAAGACGGGTATGCTTACGTGGGACTGACCGACGATGTGAAACGGCGGAAGAATGAGCATCTGCACAAATACTCGCACAAGAAAGTATCACCCGTGCTTCGGCATTGCCGAGAGACCGGAGAAAGCTACGAGTACAAGGAGCTAACCGATTGGCTCGACGCTGAAACTGCGGGCAAGATGGAGGACGAGTACATCAAACAATATAGAGCTGACGGATGGAAGATGCTGAACCGGATGCGGGGCGGCGGGCTTGGCGGCAATGTCAGGAAGGAGCATAAGGCCAAGGCTGTACGGACAATCGTTAGCCGTTATGAATATGTAGAGGACTTCAAGGAGAACGAGCCAGAGATTTACGAAGAGCTTTGCGGTAATCATCAGTTCAGCAAATACTGCTCCGGACTGAAACACCGCAGGAAGCCAGGCGGATACTGGACGCTGGAGCGTGCGCTCGCCGTGATACCAGAGTGTGAGACTGCTGCCATCTTCCGCAAGTGTTATAGCCAGGCGTACAAGACAGTGAAGGCGGAAGGGCTGATAGCCGAATACTATCCCAATAAGCCTGTGCCGCACAATAAGCTGTCGCTGGAGGATTGCGCCAACGCTGCCCGCTACTGTGAGACGAAAGTGGAGTTCCGTAAGAAGCACCACCGCGCCTACGAGCGGCTGAAGAAGGAGGGGCTGCTCGACGAGCTGTTTGATGATAAGGATTCTTAACGCGGTATCACCAAGATGTTTGAGAACCGCCCCCTGAGTGCGCCGCCAATCTTCGTCTTTGTCTCCGCACACTCCCTGACCCCTATCACCAAATCGTCAAACGCATCTGAAATGGTCGTTCTCTCACGCTTATCCCCGCCTATTCCGCTTTCCGAGCGAAGTTTCTCTGTTTCCTTGTATTTGCGGAACGTGCCAGGAACTACGGCGGCGTTCTCCAGCGAGGCACGCAGATAGACGCAGCGGTTGGCCTCACGGTTGATGGTGACAAAGGGCGACTCGGTGCCGGAGAAACAGTCGTTGATGAACTGGTACTTGCGCTCATGCCGCCACGACGTAAACTCAGCCCTTGTCACCTTGAACCCGTAGCTGGCAAGTTCGTCGGCCACCACAATGTCGAAACGGCTCTGCTCCGACTCCTCCAGGGCGTAGGGTTTGCTGGCACCCTGCTTGATGCTGCTGGCCACGTAGAAGATGACCTCCTTGCAGCCACGGCGCAGGAAGGGACGGTAATACTGGGCGAACATCTTCGACAGTCCGCGCAGGCGCACCTCGCCCTGCACAAAGAACTCCTTCATCACCAGCAACGACGCGCGGCCCTGGAACATCCGCGTCTGGCCTACCACAAAGCAATTGATGTCGGCATTGGCATCGAGGGCTATCCTCAATGGCTCTTTGTAGTCGAGGTCTAAATCAAGGCTACAGTCTTCGCCGTCGTGCTGCAGCTGGTCCCACTCCATCGTCTCAGTCTCAAAGTCGGTGGGCCACCGCTGGCTGTCGAGCGCACGGCCCTTGATGCGGGTGGTGTACTTGTCGAGCACGAGGTCGGTGATGTCGCTGCACTCGTAGGTGTTCAGCTCCGAGAAGTTGCAGTAGAAGCCGTCCTTGGCCTGGCCACGGGGCTGGTTCAGGATCTGCAGGCGGAACAGCAGGTCGGGCAGTTCTCGCTTCATCTGACGAATCCACGCCTCGCCGCCCAGCAGGGCAGCATTCTCGATGCTGGAGAACCGCCAGAAGGTTTCCGACTGCGTGCGCAGGGCGTAGAGCTTGCGCAGGTATTCCTCGTTCTGTGCCAACCGTGCGGCGAGGTTGGTGTGGTGCTCCTTGTCGTAGAGTTCGGCATACCTGACCTCGGCCATCATTTCCTCTATCTGTCGGTTGACGTCGGTCGTCTCATACTCGGCTTCCTTCTCCCAGAGACATTCGCGGGCGTTCAGTCCGGCATCTGAGACCCACAGCTGCGAGAGCCACTTGTTGTTCATCTTCGGGTCGGTGCCGTAGCCCCATCGCTTCTGCTCGGTCTTGCGATACGCCTTTGGCAGGAAGTCGCCGCGCAGCGTCGGCAGCACCTCTTCTTTTACGCGCTGCCACGGCATGTACTTCGTCTCGTCGCCCATCAGGGCTGCGAGGTTCAGGCCGTTGGCACTACCCTTGACCGCGAGTGAAATCATCTGAATGACGTGGCCATTAGCGAACGACACGCAATTTTCCCACACCCTCGGCTTGGCCAGCGGCATAGGCCATCGGAGCCTTGCAGGCGGTCGCCCCAGGAAGTAATGCACACCCTCCAGAAATCCCAGCAGGTTCATCACCTTCAGCACGTTGGGCATCGTGCGGGTGTAGTTCTGCTTGGCACTGGCACCGCAGAAGCCGCTCATCATCCGGGCCAGCCCTATCACGATGTCGGCCATGTTAAACGCCAGGAACGCCGACTTACCCGTGCCGCGCCCTGCCAGCACCTTCGTGGAGCGCGAGCCGAAGTTGCGCACCTTCTTCTGCCACGGTGCCATATACACCGTGTTGCGCCCGTCGCCCTGGTAGTCCACATACTCGCCCTGCTCCTCGTCGTCGCCGTCGGGTTCGGGCCTGTAGTCCTCCACGTTGGGTAGCATACGGGCCTCGAACAGGTCGCTGCTGTTGTTAGGGTTACTGCCTATCCTGCTCATGGTTTATCCTTATTCTTGTTCCATAGGCTGCTGCAGTGCCGCAGCTTCATCCGCAGCATCCTCTCCCTTACTCTTCGCCGTCATTGTCTCCACCATGCGGTTGATGTTGCCCTCCTTCTCATCCACGAAGCCGCCATACTTCGCAATGATGCGATTCATCTCGCGGTCGTCCACGTCCTCCTTGGTCTCGTCCACGTCCTTTACGCTCGTCGTCACCACAGGCGGGAGGAACGACATCTTGTTCATATCCACGCGCTCGTCCTCCGGCTTGTCCAGCCCCGCCACCTCATACAGCCGCTTTGAGCCTTTGTCGAGCGCCATTACGTTGTCGGTCTCCAGTCCGATGCGGATCATCTTCTCGGCGGCGTGGCGCACCTTCAGCTCGTCCTGCCGGCGCGAGCCCGACTGTATGTGGTCGATAACGAAGTCAAACAGCATCTTGTCCTTCTGTGCCGCCACGGTGACGGCTGCCGCGTCGCTGTAGCTGCCCGTCTGCTTCACCAGTTGGCGCAGCATCTGGTAGGCATCCAGCATCGGGTCCTTGATCCATACCCAGTAAACATGTGCCACCCTTGCCAGCCGGTCCTTATGCTCCCGTCGCATGTCGAGGTCCTTGATGGGCACCCCGCTCTGGAAGTGCAGCAGTGCCCCCGACATCAGCGATTGCGACATTCCTGTTTCTCTTGCCATAGCTCGTTTCTGTGTTTATGTTGTTGTTCAGTATGCTGCGATAGTATCGCAGCCCTCCCTATATCCCCGCCACGAACTCCCCCCACTTCCCGCTGTCGCTCTTGCGGCTCGTCTGCTTCCCTGTGGTGTCGAACAGCGGGCCGTCGTTCCAGCCGGGGATGCCGGGGCATAGCTTGCCCGTCACGTCGTAGTGGCGCACGACGCGCTCGCGGGGTATGTCGTAGGCCATCATCAGATAGCGCACCAGGCGCAGCGTCCTCGCCACCACGCGGTCGCTCAGCGTCCACCCCTCGTGGTTGGGGGCCGATGCCGACGTACCCTTGGCGAGCGTGGAGCACATCTCTATGCTCACGGTGTTGCGGTTCACGGCCTTGCCCGAGAGCCGTGCGCCACCCGTCCAGGGGTTGCGCTTGTCGCCCACGGCCCAGCAGTAGTAACTCTCGATGTCGGGGTTTACCTGAATGGTCTGCTCGTCGTCCACCACGAAGTCGGCACTCGCCGGTCGCTGCACGAACACGTTGCGGTTGGCCATTGCCGCC